GCATAAGTCGAAAGAGATTGTAAGAAGGCTAGTCGGGCTTCGCAGACTGCCGTAGCAACATCGCGAGGGTTTGCCGTTTCACAAGCAGCAAGCGTGGCGGGGCCGATTTGTCCGTCGACGGCAGTAACACCGAGTACCGACTGAAGGGTTTTTGCCGCACGGGACGGCCCCGAATTGATGGCAAAATCAAAGACGGCATAGTCCACGCCTTCCGGCAAATCGTCTCCCTTTATCGTATCCCAATACTTGGCTTTGTACAGAGGCATGACGTCATTGGGCGTTAAAGCCTTAATGTCGTCTTTGGTCACAGGATGGCCAACCCAAGCCTCCCAAGTTGCCTTAGTGCAGCCGAGGTTGGTCGCCCCGCCGGGGTCGGAAGGGTTATCAACGTAACCACCCTCATTTTTAAGGACGAGGGCAAAGCATTGGGGGAAATTGGTGTTCACTGCTTATTCCCCAAAGAAGCGGTAAGGGCATCTGTCTTTTGCTTAGAACCTGCGGACGAGCCAAAATAGAACCCCATGACGCTCGTCCAAGCTGTGCCAAGCGTACCGATCAGCATCAGAAGAGCCTCACCACCCGTGGCAGGAAGGCCAAAGTGCAGGATGTACGCAATGATGCCGAAGAAGCCAAGAGTGACGCCAACTGCCAATACCCGTGGAATCCAGTCGCGAGTTGCGATTTGCATTTGACGGGCTGAGTCACGGTCTTCTTCCGATATCTTTTCCAAATCGATGTCCAAGGACTTCATTTGAACTTTAAAATCGGCGTCAATCTTTTTGAGCGCGGCCAGCTGATCACCAGTTGGATTGGCAAGAGCCGACATAATGTCGTCTTCAGTGCCGTTTTCATGGCCAAACAAGGCATTTGATACTGCTTTTACAGCCAATCCTGCCACTGGGCCGCCTAGGGCGGTAGCGATGGTGGGCGCAACTGAACCAATCAATGGTCCAAAAGTCTTTAAAATGTCCATTATTTTCCCTCCGTTACTTTTTCCAAAATACGAACACGAACCGAAATATCGTTAATTTCTTTGGTCAATTCATCCCGAAGTTTGTACCGTGCTTCCGCAGAAATTGGGCTATCTGTTGGAACACCCTGTGCGGTAATTAACATAGGCATTTTACTTTCAAGATCTTGAACCTTGGTATTAAGTGTTGTTATTTGTGACAACAGCCATCCAATAGCCGCAACCAAAATTGGAAACGCCATATTGATAATTTTTCCAAAATCAAAATGGTTTTCTTCCATTATTTCACCGTTAATGTTAGAGCGATACCAATTAAAGCGATACCCAAGACCAGAAAGCCAACAATGCTTGAAATCATAATAGCATCCTTGCGATTCTCTTCTTGTTCTTTCAATTCGGCCGCCGCTTGACGAGCAGCTTCCTTACGCATTTCAATCACTTGCCGCTGTATGCCTTCCCATGCCGCGGGGCCATATTGGCCAACGAACAAGTTTTTCACTTGAAGCTGCATATCGAGGGCTTTAGCCTTGACGGCGTATATCTTGACCGCCTCGGCCTCAAACTCAGCTTGCGATTGAAACAGCTTCTTTTTGCGCGGCGTCGATGCGATCGTGACAATCTGGCCCACTTTACCAAAAAGATTGCTTACCTTCTCCGCGGTCGCCATCATATCCTGCCCAGCGTCAACTGCGGACTTGATTGAGTTGTATATCGCGGTTGCGCCAGCAATCAGCGTAAATGGATCCATAGTAACCTCAGTATGGCGGCGCTTGTGTTTGTATAACGGGTTGGGAAAGCTCGGTAACCTGCAAAGCAATCTGCGCCTCAACCGCCGGCATACTAATGCACTGCGAAACCCACTGATAGGCCAATGGTTGTGTAATGTTAGCGTAAGGCACGAACTCTGCAGGGTTAGGCGTTCCAAGGTTTGCTGTACCAGAAGAAGATGACGAAACCGTGCCATCCGTGCCAGTGCAAATCCAATTGATCGCCGTGACCACGTTGGTTAGGCCGTCAGCCGTTGGGTTAACGATGAACTGGGGAAACGTCCAAGTAAATATCATGTTATGACCACGTTATCTTTAATTGACCCACCGCACCTGCTCCACCGTATCCGGGGCTAGACGCTCCCGCGCCAACTGTGTACGACAAAACTGTCGCCGGACTTGGGCCAGTTGACGGGGTAAACGAGCGGGTTGTGTAACCACCGCCTCCGCCGCCTCCGCCTGTAGACCACGATTTAGCCGAGTTATTGATGTCTTCGTCAGCTTGAGACCCACTGCCGCCGCCGCCCGGCGCTGAACCTGCAACACCAGTAGAATACCCGCTACCAACGCCGCCAGTTGAGCCCCCTGACCCACCATTGTACCCCGCGCCACCTGCTGGTGGAGAACCACGTGATCCAGAACCGCCCGAACTACCTGTTCCATTCGTTGTGCCGCCAGATGCGGTTCCACCTGCGCCGCCTGAGCCATTGCTACGGTCGCCACCAGCTTGACTGCCGCCATTGCCGCCATTTGCAATGAGAGAGTAGCCTGCGGGGCTTATGGTTGTTGATCCACCCGCGGAACCATTACCGCCCGCGAAAGCACCGCCGGGGTTGCCGCCGCTTCCTCCCGCACCCCAAAGCTCAAACTGAATTGAGTTCGCGTAGGCAGGGACAGTAAATGTGCCGGTTCCAGACGTGTTTATGGTTACGCTGCCCGACGTGGCAACGCCCGTAAAACCGAAAGCCCTAGCTGATGCGGCACCCGCCGTTCCGATTGTAGGCATTTAAGCGAACTTTGCGAGGGTTGCGAGGACGGTATAGGTAGCAGAAGCGGTTTTGATGATCGTATAGGTGTAAGTATCGATTGAGTTAGAATAGCCCGTTGTTGGGGCTGCACCATTGATCCACTTGGGCGTGACGGATGCGCCATCGATTGTGACGGTGTTATTGTAATAGCCCGTAGTGCCGTTTGTATTCAGGAATGCAACCGTTACCGCTTGGCCAACCGCAAGAGCAGAGTTAAGCGTTGTCGTGCTTGACGCTCTGAAGTTAAGCGTGAAGTTGGACGTTGAATTAGACGTGTAATAAAGAACCGACTGCGTGGTGATATCGTAGTTGATTGTGCCAGACGCACCCGTGCCGGAAACAGTTGTGATTTCTGCGATGCTATCGGTGACAACGGACAATTGTGTCGTGGATCCGGTAATCGTTAATTGACCACCGACCGTGGTCGTTGTCGTTCCCGTAGCGCCGAGGACCGAGTTGCCCGACACATTCAGCGTTGCAAGGTTACCACCAGAAATGACGCCGCCGTCCGCGAGGACGATGTTTGTACCATCCGAGAACATCAACGTGCTGTAGCCCTGCGGAGCCACAACGCTTGTTCCTGCACCCGCCGAAGCAATGGTTACGGTGTAGGCACCCGAAGTAGCGTTTGTGAATGTCCAACGGCCACCAATAGCAGGTACGGTCACGATGATGTTTGCCGAGATCGCGCCAGTGAACTTGACCTGCATGACCTGCAATTGCGTGGATGTCAGCGTGACGTTGGCGTTTGTAAGCGCAACAGAGGTCGTATTGCCAAAGGCGGCATCAAGGATCGTGGTGTTGTTGTTGAGCGGCTGATCCCACGTTGGCGATGTCTGGTTATAAGACGGTTCGTTCAGGCTGAGATTGGGTGTCGTCGTACTCATGATTTGTCCGCCTTATTGTCAAGTTTGTCGTAGATACGTTGGAACATATCCTCGATATGCTTCATTCTCTGGTCTAAATCCACCTTGAGAACATACTCTTTCGGCATATTGGCTTCCAGTTTATTCAAATCACGTTGCAGTTCTTTGACCGCGCCCCACAATTCACGCAGGAGCCACCCCGCCACCGTCAGGATTGCGCCGCCAACTATGTCTATAAGGGTTTGATAATCGGTCATGGTTAACGCGCCCTGCTGGAGTTAAGTTCGTCAAAAGGATTGTTCATCCTATTTAAAACTGTAAGCCTTGCGTATTTGTTGCCAACTTCGGATATAGCAGACATAACTCAGCGCCCTCTACTATAATTAAAGGGGGTCTCTGCAAACGCGGCGTAGATGTAAGTGCCGCCACTGCCATTTAATCCACCGGTTGACGACCTGAATTTAAATCCATTTGACAACAAATCTAAATCGGTGTTTCCGCTTGATTCTGCATTGCTTGTGTTGGCGGCCAATTCATCACCCGCAACATTATAAATGTCTCTTGAACTGTCGTATATCCACCAATTTGTTGTGCTTGATGCTGTTGTTTGTTTAACCATTATCCAACGCGGTCTAAATCCCGTGTAGACAAACGGCCCATCCGTACTACCATTACCCGTGTACGATCCAAATGCACTGTAGCCAGACACTGCGGCAAAGCAGTAGGCGACGTAGTTAGAACCAGCAAATACAGTTCCCATAGAAAAGACACTGGAAGTAGGGGCCGTATTGTTCCAAACGGTTGCGTTAGATGCCGATGCTGCGGTTGAATTAAGAACCAAATAATTAGAAGGTGACCCCAATCCAGAATGATACACTAACCAACTGGCAGCATTTGTTCTGTCTTTTACAAAAATCATAGAAGGTGCAACACCCAATCCATGACCTATTGTTGCGTTTGCACCTGAGGTTGTATAAGTCACCACAGAGAACCCTGCGGTCGTGTTAGCCGACACGGTGGACGTGATGCTGCCATTGGTGTTGGAGACGCCTGTGCCGTTGGCTTTCCACTGCCAAGCAACGTAAGTTGTTCCAGAAGCGTTAAAATATGCCGTGTTTCCCGCAATTGTAAAACCATTAGAATTTAATGACGTTAAATAAGCGGTGGCATTTTGTTCTGAACTTGTCTGATCTGTATATAAAACATTACCCGCACCAGCGATAACATTTTCTACCCAGTTAGAACCAGAAGCGCTTCTGCTCTTGCCCCAAACCATGTCTGGCTGAAACGTAGTTCCAATCGTATTATTATTACTGTTCAATATGTTTTGCGAAGCACCCGTACCCGTATAGGTCGTAGCCGCCATATACTGCGCCCCGTTTGCAATGACTGGGCTAGGTAAATTATAGGTGTTCAGCGCATTGAAGCCCGTTGGCGGGGTGTAGGTGAATGGCTGTTGGCCGAAGTTAATTGCAAATGAAGCATTATACTGCGCACGGGTCGCAAACGTCAGCAACGCTGTTGTTGAATATGTTAATGTTCCTTGCAAAGTATTGTTTTTGTAAAATTTGATGCTCGCGGTTGATGTTGTTTGGTCAATGCTTACGCCAATAACATCGCCTGTTGTCCAAGAAGACCAACCAGCAACCCACCCATTGGTAGGATCATAATGCTGACCACCCTTTTCATACGCAAAATACACCGCAGCGCCAGACCCAATCCCATTAACGCAAACATAAGTAGATTGTGATCCCGCGCTTCCCGCCGCCAAACACGTAATTTCAGAGTAATATTTGCCATTTAAACAGGATATTGTTGATGTAGCAGTTAAAGAATCGCTTGCGCCGCCACTGGCAGTAACATACAAATTTGCGTTGGTAATTGACCCACCGGAGCCGGATGCGTTTTTGTCTGCGGTAATTGCATTCCATACAGCATAATTCGCCACCGACGCAGACGTAACCGTAGGGCTATCCGTCATGCTGTCGTAGGTCACACCCGCCGTCAGGGAGATGTTGTTAGGCGTCCAGTTGTTGCTATTGCCAGACGTGTCATAGCCAAGCGTAGTCGTGGATGTCGTATTGCCAAAGGTTAAGTGGAAACCGTTTGTGCCATACGATCCTGAATAGTTGATGGGTTGCCATACGCCGTTGCTGTCGTATGTGCCAAAAGAGGAGGCGGTAAGGGCTTGGCCGTCTATGAAGTTTACTTCGGCGAGGTAGCCGTCAAAGTACCTGCTTTGCGTAGGATAATTGCAGATGTTATGGAGATATGCACCATTCCACCAAGAATTTTCATTTAATGCGGGGTATGTAGCTGTCGTAAACGCAGTAATTTGCGAACCATTTATGTAAATTTTTACGCGGTTCGTTGATGTTGCTTGCGTCGTATCCCACGTAATAACAACATGATACCAAGCTGATGGGTCACGATAAACGGCAGTTGTAACAAGGTTTGCCGTTGCAGTACTTGAAATAGTATTTCTGAAAGTTAGCGTATTTGTGGCCGTAGTATCAAAAAACAAACGCGTATTGTTGGCGTCATCAGACCGCGCAACCATCATATCCATAACGTCAGCGGCGGATAAAGCACCACGTTTAAACCAAGCACTCCATGTCCACGTTGTTCTTGAACTTGCAGATGGCGTTCTATTCAAATACGCACTTGCAGACGAACGAAAGCGCAGTGAGTTTTTCACCGGATACCCGCTGGTCACATCACCCAAGAGCATAGATACAGTAGTCATTACGTTAGCCCCTGACCCGTGATGACAAAAGTATTAGATGCCGTGCAGAGTACAGTTGCCACACCATAAGAGGCAAGTGATCTGTTGCCCGTGGTCGTAGAACCCGCCAATGTCATTGTGACGGATGATCCCTGCGTGATGGTCTGCGTGGACGATGAGTTGTTAAATATGACTACGTTTTGACCCGCAGAGAAGATGGATGCAGGAACCGTGACGCCGCCAGTGGTGATGGAGATATGCTTACCATTGTCCGTCGCAACCAGTGTATAGGCCGTGGTCTGGCTATTCTGCACGATGGTGCGGACGTTGCCGATGGAGTCGGTAATAGCACCCGAAGCCGTAATAGCAGCGGCATTAAGCGTTCCGGTAAATGTTGGCGATGCAGAAAGAACTACAGAACCAGTTCCCGTAGATGTTGTAACGCCCGTACCGCCAGCCAAAACGGGCAACGTACCCGCCGTTAATACGGATGAAGATGTGGAATAAATGGCATTATTGGCTGCGGTGAATCCCGTAAGACCCGTGCCGCCATACGCAGTTCCAAGAACATTGGTAAGGTTAAGCGTACCAATTGTTACCGTCCCACTGGATGCAGCGGTTAATGCAGTAGTTGCACCATTGTTACCAACTTTAATAACAACGGAATCCGTAGCGCCAATACCCGTTGTAGATTGAAGCGTAAGTGTTGAACCAGTTCCTGTGCCGCCGTAATGAGCAGCAGCAGTTAATGATGTAAGTGTAGGTGTGGCGGAATAAGCAGGGGCAACGCCAACGCCACCTGAAACAAGAACAGAGCCTGTTGCAACATCTGCTAATTTGGACAATGCAGTGGTTGTTGATGCATAAAGCAAATCACCAACTGTATATGAAGATTGCCCCGTTCCGCCGTTTGCTGCGACAAGCGTTCCAGCAACCGTTACAGCACCTTGCGTTGCCGTTGACGGGGTTAAACCCGTTGTTCCAAAATTGATTGATGTTACGGCA